GCCGTCCTCCGGGCTTATCTTGGTTCCAGTGGTTATTGTACTGGTTCTTCCCAAGCAATCCGTCGTCAGGGCCGATATATCGTTTTAGCCACGGATTATGCGCTCCGGTAGAGTGGACCATGATGCCTTTCGGCGTGATTGTCCTGCCCGCCTTGAAGCAAGCATTCTTTGTCAAATACAGCTGGCGTAAATTCATTTCGAAGTATCCTCCTTTGATTTTAGCTGCTCCAGAATATCCTTAAGCTTTTGTGGTACTGGTAGCCCGATCCTCCCGGCATTTTCGATAATACTGATCCCTTCATTGGAGATGTAAAAGAAAATGACAGCGGTCCGAAGCACGCTGCCATCCCCGATAAGGTTTTTATCAATTATATGCCCGATGCCGACCAGCATAAAAATGAGCACCTTTTTCAAGATGCCCCGGAACCCAATATCGCTTGATAGCTTTTTCTCGACTGCTGCTGCCATCAGCCCTGTTATGTAGTCAATGATAATAAAGACAACCAGCGCGTAAATGAAACCGTCCCAACCTCCGAGAAACCACCCGAGAAAGCCGCCTATGGCTGCGAAAGCAACCTGTAATGTGTTTATGATATCTTTCATAGTTTCACTCCTTTATTTTTTTGTAATGCTAATTCCAGAATACTTCCAGCTCATAGGTTGCCGTCATTCCATAAGCGTCTGTTTTGACAATAGGTTCTGGGAAAACGTAAGCTGCAATAGCGTTGTTGTGCGCAAAGTTATTATAATTTGTGCAATAAATACTGGCCAAGGGGTGTTTGATAAGCGAATGTGAATACGAATAGTTATGCGGTCCGGTGTATGTGCCGATGAAATCTCTTGTGCCGGTATCAAATATCCCACCACATGAACTGCTGAATTGTGATGTTGACCATCCGCAGAAGATATACCTGTCAAAGCAAGATGAGCCGTTTTTTGTTTCTTGTATTGCGCGCCCTATTATGGGGTTATTCGGATGAGGATTCGAGTGTAAGATATGCTCAGTATTATTCACAAAGTCAAATTCTGCAATTACTCCTGCAGTAGACGTACCGCAAAACGCTGAAGCTCCATAAATATAGATAGGCATATTGTTCACAACCAACGTAACGTTTGACGTCGAGTATGTGTTTTCCAGAGCAGCAAATGTGTTATCAGAAAACACATGCATTTTTCTATTTGCAGCCGTACTGCTATATACATAAACGTAAAACTTACCTGTCAGCGGGGCATATCCCACAGTCTTGTATTCTCCGGATGCGGTACCCACAAGTGCGGATATATCATGTTGTACTGAGGTGTTCAGCCATAAATCATATATTGTGATTATGCCTGCAGTTGAGCAAACATATGAATATCGCCCGTCGCAGGTGTTTTGATATCCGGGGCTTGAGCTTGAGCATGTGATGCCCGAAAAATGCTTCTTTTCTACGTTTTGATATTGATGAGTCAGCCCGATGGTGCCAATTGCCCCGTTTGCCTGAGTAGGAGTGAAATCATACTGAAACTTCCATCTGGCGCTGTCCAGTGTCATTGCTGCCAGAACTTGATTAGCTGAGCTGTAAGAACCCCTATAAAAGCCGGAGCTTCCCTGAGAGGGAACTCCGAACCCGAGTACATTTCCAAACACATATGGTATTTCGGGATTTACCGGTATATTGCTATCTGTCAACACTGTGTATGCAGAACTGACAAAGCCTACCCACCCATCACAGAAAAGGCTGTCGGTGAACACGTGGTTTTTACTCTGAACTGCTTTAACGACTTTTCCCGTTACAGGATCTTTCAATTCGAGCTTTATTCGGCCCTGTGCCTTAGCAATGTCGGTTTTATTAAAACGTGTAATTTTGTCCAACATAATCACTCCTCGATAATTACCGAAGCAGATTCGGATGTAAAAAAGCCGGAAGCAGGGTTTTCAAAGCCGGTTTGCTCCTGATGAGATACCTGCATATATACTTCAAGGTTTATACTTGCTGCTTCGTTTTGCCAGGTTAATAACTCCAAGGAACCCAGAGTCTCGGCATCGTAAACATACCCGTCGCTAATATACTGAGCTATACCAGAGACAAAGAAGTGTACTGAGAATACGGGTAATCTTTCTCCGGTGGCAAATCTTAACCTGCTGGTCTTTTTATTCATCACAGTGACGCCCTGTAATCGGTCGGAAATATCACAAAAAACCTTGTATACTCCGGACGATACCTTTTGAACCTGCGTAACAGGGATTGCTATTGAATCGTAGACAACTATGCTGTCATTGAACATACCGGTCGAAAACCCTGACATGACCCTTTTGAAATCTATGTAAAAATACGAGTATATCCCTTCGTCATTCCAGCATATCGGCTTGTAAAGCTCGCCGCTTCGTATCAATCCCTTTGTTGCCATTCCTGCTATGAAACCGTTTTGAAAGTCAATGCTGTTCATCACATGCCTCCTGAGTGCCAATTGACATTCACAACGCTGTTGTCCTCGGCAATCAGCTTTGTTATCCTGCCGCTGAGATCCAGCTCCCAGGTGTATGAGACGTTTTCGCCGGAGTACACGGCAGAAAAACCATTATCATAAAAGTCCAGCTTTTCAAGGGCATATGGAGTAAGGGATATTCCGTCATTGCCAAGCAGAACACGGCGCAGCTCACCTGTATTTGAATAGTAGTCCAGATACAGGCCGGCGACACCTTTGTATATATAGCCTTTGCCGTTTTTGCCGCTGCCGGAGCCTATGCCAAGCTCGATCATAGGGTAATAGAAGCCTGAGGACGGCTCCACGCCAAAGCCTAACCGCATCTTTGCAGTTTCGTCATAGACATAGGTCATGACCGGATATGGAGTTTCTGTTGTAGCAGCTGCGGCGTGATTGTCGTCTGTCCAGTACAGCAGCTTGCCGTTCCGGTTTTTGGCCTGGACGGTTTCCTCTCCTGTAGTCGATGCCGTGATGAATTCATGGAACTGGTCATAGATACGCTGGAAGTTGTCGTCGTCTGTGTTTTCGCGCAGATAATTCTGGACCTTGTCTGATGTATCAAGGCGATCCACTGTCAGCTCTGAGATCGTCGCCTTTTCCGCGTAAAGGTTAGGAGTGATTATGGCAGACAGGGCGTTTATCAGCTCGGCAGACAGCTTTCCGTTGAAAACTAATATGCTATCGCCCGTCTCGCTGTCATAGTCATAGTACAGCCTGTCCTTCCACGAGGAGCCGCTGCCGTCTCCGGATTGAAACTTCATCTCGTCGGACCTGAAATATGCGCGGGCTTTTTTGTCATTCCGCACGGCTTCAAAGCCATATTCAGGCCCGATACGAATACCGTTCATTAAGGCGTCTTTTTTAACAGCGTTCGTCTCAATTCGATACAGGTCGTTTTCCAAACTGCTGACGAAGTTGCCGACCTCGATCGTCACGCTGTTCGGATTAAATGGATCATAGCTTTTGCTGAGCACTCTCAGGGATGTGTCGATATCCAGCGCAGGGTATCGGAGTGAAACCACATCTCCCAGGTCAAATGATGCGCCTTTATATACTCCGCATACATACGATACTGTCGGATTTCCGCCGCTGTCCGGTTCACGCTTGTTTACTTCCTTTGATATGACAGTCACGTCTTTCCCGACTGTGATGGCCTTTGGAGTGGAAGAACCGCGCTGCTTTAAAAGTGATATCGTAAAGCCACTGAACTCCAGCTCTCCTTTAAGATATGCTGCAAACTGCATGAGCAGAGCGCGCCGGGAGGCAGATTCCTGCAATGAAAAGGTCGTTATTTCATCGAATTCAACTGTGTCGGCTGTAAATCCGGTTCCGTTTAGAATAGAAGATAATATCACTGCTGGTGTGCCATTATTTGTAAAGTATTCTACATTGTATGCCTGGTCATTAAGCCGATAGCTCACATGCTCGCATTCTACGGACACCAGCAGCGTCCCATCTTCCTGTTGTTCCTTCTTGAAGTAGGCAATATCGAAGTAGTCACCGTCCAGCTCTATCAAATTGCTCTCATTTATATACTCAGCAAGGCCGCTTTTTACCCTGATGGTAAAATCAAGAGTGTTATCAGAGTTTATTCTCTCTGTCCTAACAGCTGAGCTGGCAACCGTTATGGTAGCCAGCTCATTTAATCCAGGATCAAGTATCTTGATTTTGCTCATACAGTTACCCCCAGCGCTCTTGAATAGGTTTTGTTCCTGTTATATTGTATCCGGCTCGTAGCTCTGGTCACTACAACACCATCCAGGCTCAATGGTACATTGATACCGATAGATGAACCAGATCCACCTATACCCGCGGAAACGCCTATGTCCGTGTCAAAGCTTGTGGGTATGGCTTTCTGCATATCCTTCGATACCTTCGACATAGAGTTGCTAAAGCCAACTCCTATACCTTCGGCCATGTATCCACCCATTTCGGCAAATACCTTTGATGGTGAAGCGATTCCCAGGAAGCCTGCTATCCCATCAACAATACCGCTGAAGAACCCAGATATCTGATCCCACAGCCATTCGCCGGCATTTTTTATGCCTTCCCACAGGCCCTCGATCAATTGCCCGCCTATTTCCACTATCTTGTAGGCGAGGCTGCCGAAGGCCTCGACTATACCTGCTATTATTTCAGGTACAGCCTTTACGATTTCCACGATTATGGTAGGCAGGTTTTCTATAAGTGCTATGAACAGATCTACTCCGGCTTCGATGAGCAACGGTAGGCTGTCAATTAACGCCGTGATAATGCCGTCAATTATCTCCGGTATAGCTGCAACTATAGCTATAATGATGTCGGGGAGAGCATGGATCAGGGCGACGAGTAAGTCTATCCCGGCTTGGATCAACAAGGGAATGCTATCGAGAATAGCAGTTATTATCCCATCGATTATCTGAGGAATGGCTTCCACTATAGCCGCTATGATTTCCGGCAAGGCATCGACCAGCGAGACCAGAAGCTGAATACCCGCATCAATTATCTGGGGGATAGCACCTATGATGAAGTCCACTATACCTGTAATTATTACAGGCAGAGCGGCGATCAGCTCAGGCAAGGCGTCAAGGAGTCCGTTAGCCAGACCTACGATTATCTGAAGCGCAGCGTCGAGCAGAAGGTCCAGATTATCAATGAGGGTTTCACAAATCAGAACCATTGCCTTTACGATTGTCGGAACCAGCTTGGGCAGGGCGGAAGCCAATCCGGATGCAAGCTTGCTTATGACTTTGATTGCTACATCAACCAGTTTAGGCAAGTGTTTTATTATACCGTCGGCCAGAGCCATGAGTAGTTGAAGCGCACCATCTGCCAGCTGAGGTAGAGCATCCATTAGACCTTCAAGCAATGTGGTCATGATCTGTGCCGCCGCTTCGATGATGAGAGGTAGATTGTCAAGAATAGCAGTGCCGAAAGCACCTATTATCTCCATGACAAGCCCCGCTATTTCGGGTATGAAGGATATGACCTTATCCAGGAACTGAGGTAGCAGCTCTCCAACCAAGTCTGTGATTTTTCCAATGTCTCCGTTGGCGTCCTGCACACCCTTGGCAAACTGGCCGAGCAGTTCGGTTCCTGTTCCGGCAAGGTCGGTGAGCACAGGAAGGAGCACGGTACCCAGAGCGTTCTTGGCTGCGGTCGCGCCTACTGACAGATATTGCAGCTGGTCATCAAGAGCGCCGTAGGCGGCCAGCATCTCTTCGCTCATCACATACCCTGCCGCCCTTGCTTGTTGGCCCAGCTCGTTCATTCTTTCCGCGCCTGCTTCGATGAGAGGGTTGAGTTCCTGAGCGGACCTGCCAAGAAGCTGCATTGCAAGAGCATCACGCTCTGTTTCGTTTTCCATACGGCCGAGAGCTTCGATTATCTCCCAATAGACAGTGTCGCTGTCACGAAGTGTTCCGTCAGTGTTCATAACGGAAACGCCCAACCTGTCATACGCATCTACCGACAATGCGGTCCCATCCTGAGCTGCTTTCATGGACTTGATCTGTTTTGCCATCGAGGAGGTCAGGGTTTCCACAGACACATCCACTAACTCGGAAGCGTATTTGTATTCCTGCAGCTTGTCTGTGGCTATCCCGGTCTGAGCGGAAAGGGTGAGCACATCGTCAGCAAATGCTGCGCCTTCCTTTGTCATATCAACAAGTGCTTTACCGGCGGAAACGGCAGCTGCGGAAATAGCGGCGAAAACGGCCGCCATCGCCACACCGACGCCCTTAACGACAGAGCCGAGAGCATTAAACCTGCTCCCGGCATCATCTGCGTTATCGGCGGCATTCTTTACCTCGTCACCGAAATCATCTGCCTCTTTCCCGGCTTTATCAAAGCCCTTTGCGGCATCATCGAGTGCTGCGTTATTGTCGTCTAATTCTTTGCCTATACGATTAAGTTCGGCTCTGGCATTATTGAGCTTTATCTGCCATGCCTGGGTACGCTTATCGTTTTCTCCGAAGGAGGCAGCTGCATTTTGCAGGGCCTTTTCCAGAGTATCTATTTTTGCTTTTTGGGTGTCGATTTCTTTATTCAGGACCTGGTTTCGGGATGTTAACGCTTCAACGCTACGGTCATTTTTATCGAACCGGGAGGTGACAAGGTTCATTTCAGAGCCAAGGACTTTGAAAGACTGATTGATATCCGAAAGTGCTTTTTTGAACTCGCGTTCGCCCTCAATACCAATCTTCAGGCCGAAATTGTCTGCCATACCGGCTCACCTCCTCAATATACTAGTTATTTACATATTTCTACAAGCATGCTATAATTTCTACAATAAAAAGAGGCGGTGTGCTATGTGGATGAATTTCCTTTTGGAAAAATTGGAGAAGTAACAGAAACAATAATTAAATTACTGAGTCTAGATATATCTCCAGGCACACCAATCTACATAGGTCAATCTAATATTGATCACATGAAAAATAATCACCCAGATGATTTTGAAAAATATAAGTGTTATTTATCGGAAATAATCAATGCTCCTACATATGTTTCAAAGAATCCAAATAGCGGTTCGATTGAATTAATTAAAGAATTCATATCAAACGGTGAGCATGTTCTCGTAGCCGCGCGTGCAACAGCATCTGGTCGTTTCTATGTCCGATCAATGTATGTAATGAATGCACAAAAAGTCGAATGATATAAGTCGAACGGGTATATGTTTAAAGTATAATTATCTTAATTAATATAGAATTATCTAATAAAATCCTGAAAAATTACGAATAATATATTGACAGAGCATATTTTATTATCTATACTTGCCTTGAAAAGGGTATATGAATATAAAGCAAGCGCATAGTATGTTATGGGGATTTGGAGGACAGAACAGGCAGCTGTCGCCCATTGTTAGGAGATGTAGGATTGTCACCCTACCCAATCCTCTAATAAAGCATAGGCAGGTTACGAAAGTAATCTGCCTGTTTTTTTATAGTCCGTTAGGAATGATATCGTCAATTGAGAGTAACAGCTTAGGTTTCTCAATCCCATGCCACTGCTTATGGCAAGCCCACAGGTCGAGAAACAGACCGATGGGCATAAGCCAGAATTCCTCTGAGCTAATACCCATCTGAACAGTACCGTAATAGTAAAGTCGGGTAAACAGTTCCTCATTGTTTACCCGACTTCCACGTTTTTTGGTGCGGTACCTCCGGTGACGCTTTCCTCACTTTCAATGTTTCGCTTTGTGCCTCTAACCATGGCTTCCATTATTGCATCTTTATACGATGCCAGCTCAAGCGGGGAGGTGAGAAGCTCCACGTACTCTTCTGAAAGAATTTCTTTCGGGTTCTCGTTGTTTTTCAGGTTATGTATCAATATGCTCTGATTTGCCAGCAGTGTAATCAGCCAGACGACCTCATCCAAAGCCGAGTTAAAGCTCTCGCTTTTCATCAGCTTATCACCCAGGTTTTCCAGACCTCCGTACTTTTTGGATATCTCCTTCGTCGCTTTGGTCGTCAGGATAAGCTGGTATTCCTCGCCGCCTATGTTAATGCTGGCGCTTCTCTCGGCGGCATTATTAAAAATGACGTTATCCATAGCTTAAGCCTCCTTAAGGTGTTGCAGGGAATACGGGCTCATATACATCTGTGAACCATCCGGTTATTGTGCTTGCCGCAACCGATTCATTGTCTTCGCTGACTTCTGCTTTCCATGGATGCTTGCCTTGTCCGTCCAGTTTGTTCCTGCGAATAACTGTACCTTCGATGGTGGGAGTGGAGAACGTAATGCTGTCTCCCTTTGTCTGAAGATTAGTTGCCGGGATGCCGAATATGACCCTATACAGCCAGAAGTATCTGTACTTGCCGTTTGCTTTCTTTGCTCTGAAGCCTACAGCGACGGGAGACCCTCCATCTTCGCTTGCTGAGATAAGTACATGGTTATCGTCTATTGTCGCACCGGTCAGGTCCTGAGCGGCAGCTACACCAATGTCGTCAATACCAAGCGAGAGTGTCCCGCTTTTGAATTCCTTTACTACGACCGCTGCCGAGTCGTCGGCATAAAGTGTTGCCTCTGCAAGCTCCACCGACAGATCCGCTTTTATCGCTTTAGCGAGAGCTATCGGGGTGTCGTATGTTTCGTCTCCGTTTTCATCTTCTGTTATCTTTGCGTAGTAGAGTTTATCGAGTCCTATAGTTGCCATAGCTATCCCTCCAATTTATAGTTTGGTGTTACCATGTAACACTTGGCACAATCAATTGCATAGTGGTGGTATCCGGTATCAAATTCATATCCGATGTACCGGCGGTCGGTAATCGTATAGCCTGCATTCAGCAGGGAACAGACGATTTCATTTTTCCTAACCATATAGTTGCCTTTCACATACAGAGAAAGCCGTGCCTCCTGCGTCTCGGCCTGTGGAAGGTTATCTGCGTATACCTCAAAAGAGTCGGTCAAAGGTGTAATGACAATGTACTCGTCCAGGGGAACCGCGGTGAACACACCGGTTTCTATGGGAATATTCAATGCCTCCAACAAGGTATTTAGCTCTGACAGTATGCTCATATCTTGTTCAGCTCCTGTTCCAGCTTCGTTTTCATCGCCTCTATACAAGACTTTTGAGCTGCAGTTTTAGCGGAATTCAGAAATGGCTTCGCAGGCTGTCCTGACTTGCCATACTCGATAATGTTGGCAATCTTTGCGTTGCTTTCACCGTCTTTTCTGGGTTCTGCAAAGCCGATCTTGATATTGTAATTGCCCTCCCGGTCCTGCTTTGCAGGAGAGAGGCCCAAAGAATCTACAAGCTCACCGGTTGACTTGGACGCGAATTTTGTATCCTTTCCGATAACTGATTGAAGATTAGACTTCACTTTGGACAGCACTACCTCACCGCCTGCTTCCAGAACCTCGGGTATGATTTCATCTGTTTTTTCTCCAAGCTTGGAGAGGCGGAGTAAAAACTCCTCAGGCATCTTGATCTTAACCTTAGCCATTGGAAGCCTCCACCTTTTTAGTCAGGGCTTCAATGTACATTCCCCGGCCCTTTACATCCTCCACACTGACTATGTCATAACGACCGTCATTGCAGACTATTGTCATTTTAGTGGTCACACTTATACCAGGTATCTTGCGAAACCGAAACAGTGAAGATGCCTCGGTAAACGCCGCCCTGTTTGCCCACCGCTCGTTGCCGTGACGTTCTTCCTTGTATGCTCGCACTGAAGCAAGGACAACATCGCCACGCGCAACAAAGCCCTCACTGTCCTTTACGGGCTCGGTTGATATGATATCTATGAAGGTATTCATTTTCCCGTAGCTCATATATCACAGCTTCCATTCTCTATCAAGCCGGAGCAGCAGGTTGACCGTATTCCATACCTGCTGCCCGGCCTGCACATTATCTGCGAAAAAGCCGCCTGTGCTGCCGTCCCGGCTTTCATAGAAGTGGGACGACAGCATGATGACGGCTTGTTCTGTGGTGGGCGGCATAGGGTTTTCTGAGTAATATCCTTCCGGTATGTGCTGATAACTCTCGGCATAGGCGACAGCGGCAGCGATGTACATCTGGAGAAGATCATCATCTTTGTTATGCTCGAGGATCAGATTTGCTTTCGCCTTTTCCAGCAGGGACATCACGTCACACCATCCTCTTGTTATTCTACTACATCAGGGGTCATAATGCCTGCGGCTTTCAGCTTGGTAAGGAGTGCGTTAAAATCAGCAACCAGTCCTTCGAGATTCTCTGCTGTGCTTGCCGCTTGGTTTTCTGCTACAGGTGTTTCCAGCACATCAGGATAGGCTGGCACATAGAGCTTTGCATCCTCTCCGATCTTTACCTCCACAGTATCACCGGAGCTTTTTGCGGCAGCTTTAATACCTCCGAGAGCTGCTTCGGAGGCTGGTGCGGTCGTTGCTGCAATGCCTGTCACCGTGGCTCCTTCCTCGAATTCAAGCGTCCCGCCGATGACGGTTTTTTCGCCGCCCTGTTCAGTATAGTTTTTTGCATTGTAGCTCATGGTTTATTCCTCCTACGCCTTCTGCTTGAGAACCTTGATAGCTTCAGGCAGAATGAGCTTACCATCCACGCGCTGCGTAGCAACGAAGCCTACCTGTCCAGTGACAGCGAACAGCTCATTAAGCCTTTTGAAGGTCCTTCCCTGGCGGTCGGCCACCCAGTAATAGCTGAAATCACCGAATGTTATTGTCTTTGCTCCAGCCGCAATAGTGGGTGCATACGCCGAAGTATACAGAGGTCGATTTAAAATTGTGTCGGGTGTGCCCGCTTGTAGTGAAGGCTGCCACAGATACTGGCCGTTGCCGTCCTTCAGCTTGCGTATCGCCTTTACGGTGGAGTCATTCATAACGAACACAGCCTTATTACGGTACGGTGCCTTTAGGGAATAGAACAGGTCGAGCACCTCATCGATGGTAATTGCTGTTGCGCTGGCTGTGGTTACACCCACCTGAGCACCTCCGGTCGCTGCGAGAACGCCAGTCGGCTTTCCGGAGCCGTCGCCTGTGAAAAAGGATTCCTCTTCCTTGTTGCCGATGCGACGCGCGAACTCTTTGGATATGTAGGCTTCAAGCGGAAACACACTGTCGTTGAGCAGCTCCTCGGAAACCTTGATCAGGGTTCCCAGCTTATACGCTCCGATGGAAACCTGCCCAAAGCTGTCGTCGCTCTCTGGGATTGCACCTTCTTCGTCTATCCACGATGCTGTACCTTTGCTGGCTACAACAGGTATCTTGCGGTCACCAGAGGAGGTGGTGATGACATTAGCTAGCTTGCGAAAGATGTTCTCATCCTCGAGGGCTTCCACGAGAGTGCGCTCAAATTCGTCGGGCACGAGGTATCCGCCTTCGGTGTCCGTCCCGATCTGAAGGGCGTTTTTAACACTCGATTCGAGCCCTTCGCCGGCACGGGTGCGCATGGCGTTCCAGAACGCTTTCCGGTAATCGTCGGACGCTTTGCCGGTCCTGGTTTCTATGCCGGGGACGGCAGGCTTGCTTGTGAGGGGAGTGTTCAAAGGCTTTGAAAGTTCGCGGTCAAGTGCTTCCTGTTTTTCGAGACGGTCGATTTCTTTTCCGAGAGCGACTACGTCGGCTTCCATTTTCTCGTAGGAAGCGGTGTCTTCAGGGGAAACCAGGCCGTCAGTACCACGCTTGGTATCGAGGAAAGCCTTAGCGGCTTCCCATGCCTTGGCGCGCTTTTCGCGCAGTTCAAGAATTTTGTTCATTGATTTTACCTCCATAAAATTTAGTGGGAAATTAAAGAGAGCCGCTTCTCAAGCGACTCAATGGGTGTACCTTTGTTCTGTTTGGTTATTTTGGGTTTAACCTTGTTCAGCAACGAATTCGTTACCGCACGGCGGCTGAAAGCATAGGTGACATCGTCCGGTTGAATCCGCTTTTTCTCATCCTCCAGAAGACCGTCTGCAAAGCCCAGTTCAATTGCTTTGTTGGCATTGAGCCAGGTTTCCGCATCCATAAGGTGAGCAAGCTTCGAACGGGACTGCCCGGTCTTGATTTCATAGGCATTGATAATGCTTTCCTTGACCTCGTTCAGCATAGCGATTGCTTTCTGCATTTCCTCACTGTCGCCGATTGCGATGGTCAGCGGGTTATGCACCATCATAAGCGCAGTGGGAGCCATTAACACCTCGGTTCCCGCCATTGCGATAACACTTGCCGCCGAAGCCGCAATGCCGTCGATTTTTACGGTAACCTTGCCCTTGTAATCCATGAGCATTGCGTAAATCTGACTCGCCGCGATACAATCACCTCCGGGTGAGTTGATCCAAATAACAATGTCACCCTCTCCGGCAATCAAATCTGTTTTGAATGCTTTCGGGGTGACATCGTCGTCAAACCAGCTTTCCTCGGCAATCGTACCGTCAAGGTAGAGCGTTCGGGCACCGGAATCTTCATCCCGTGCCCAGTTCCAAAATTTCTTCATTCGGTTGTTTCCTCCGTTCCTGTTGTATTTGCGAACGCGCCCGCATCCTGTAATTTTGTCATTGAGCCGTTGATGAGGTAGAGATCGCCACCCAGTTCTGCAGGGATGCGGTCGAGGTTTTCAAGCTCACGAATGTCGTTGGCAGACATCCATCCGTTCTGGCGTGCTGTTGCGTAACCGCTCATACGGCTTGCGTAATCGCCGCGTAGAAGTCCGTCAACATTGAACTTGATAAACACTGTCGGTTTTTCGCTGTCGGAGAGCAGTGCGCGGCACATGGACTGCTCCCAACGCACCACCCACGGGTCGAGCGTGTATTTAACAAACTCAAGGCTCTGCTGCTCGATGTTGCTAAAGGATGATTTTTCAAGGTCGGCGAGCATATGCGGAGGCACTCTGAAAATACGGGCAATCTCATTGATCTGAAACTTTCGTGTTTCCAAGAACTGCGCTTGTTCCGGTGAAATCCCTATGGGCTGATACTTCATGCCTTCCTCGAGCACGGCCACCCTGTGTGAATTTGCTGAACCTTGGTAGGCGGCATTCCAGGATTCCTTGACCTTCTGCGGGTCCTTAATTGTGCCGGGATGT